GGCAAATATTTTCGACAAATATCGGCTGTTTGTTTTTGGTGTTGCTTTTTTGCAGCAGCATCAGCAGCAAAATAAGCAGCATCAGCAGCATAAGCATCAGCAGCATAAGCATCAGCAGCATAAGCAGCAGCAGCAGCATCATCTAATTCTTCCCTTGTCGCCTTACCTTCACCGAATGCAATTGCAACATCAACCGCTCTAGTGCTTCGCTTGTCTTTCATCAATTCCCGCACGGTATTCGCGCAATGTCCCTTTGCCAAAGTGAATTCTCGCAAAGAATCAGCGTTAGTTTTAGCAAATAGCCACAAAATCCAATCACCGCGCTCGCAAGTGTTTAAAAACTCCTCAAGTGTTAAGTCTTTCGCAAAATCAAAGCCATCTTTGCAAGCGTGATTTTTCTCTAAAAATTCTTTTAATGTTTTTTTCATAGTTTCCTTTTTTTAATTAAAATAATTCCGGGTTGATTAAGTATTTTGCGAATTTATTAATATTTTTTTGAAAGATTTCCAAAAAAATATTAAATTCCTTAAAATCTTTGAAAGATTGCACTATGTTATAACCGCCGCTTCCCACTTCCCGCTTAGTTATGATGTGCAATTCTCCAGTTTTTGGGTGGTGCATTTCTTTCTCTATTTTTAACTCCAGCAACTCTAAATTAAGATCCAAAGCCTCAATAATTTTCTGAAATTTTTGAATTGTGTAAAACTCTTTTATCATGATTTATTTCCCCCAATTTAAAAAATCTAAGCGTTCATTAATCCTTGCAAGCATTTCTTTATCGCAAGTTACGGGTACACCGTCAGACATTAAATAAACGCCTTCTTCATCTGATTTAGTTAATCTTTCGATGTTTAATGAGCCGAAAATACTTTCGCCCGTCAAAGTTTTAACATGAATGCGCGGCTGAATTTCTTTTGTGATTATAATTTTATTTTTCATGTTATTTCCTAAAATTGTTTATTTTCTTAAAGGTTTCGATAAATCCATTTTTAGCCAAAGAGTGAAGAACCATTATCGCCAATGGCGTAACGTAGCAAAAAATTATAATTATCCCAATTAGGTTAAGAATTTCCATTTTTTACCTCCAATAATTCAGGATTTTCAAATTTGTTTCCTACTATCTCATAGGCTAAAACTCTTTCAATCGTAAGAGGTACAATAATTGGCAGAATTCTTTCGGGTTTTTCTTCGTATTTTAAACCAAATCCTCCTATTGGTTGGTGAAAAACTACTAACCGAACAACGCTAGAATCGTTGTTAAATTGTAAAAAATCACCTTCGTATATCTCTTTTCCTTTACTATCTCGAAAGCCAGTAAATTGTTGGATTATGAAGTCTCTATTTTTTTCGTCAGGATAGCCATTGTTTATTATATAAATCTGCCCTTCTTCGTTAAATCCAGCCATAAAATCTGAATCCTCTGTAAGATTTGCAAAAGATCCCCAATTTTTATGCCACGCTCTAAATTTTATTTCTCTCATAAATTTATTGATTGTAAGTTGTTTTGATTATGTTATAAAATTCTTGCTGCTCTAATTTCTTGTCTAGCTTACTCGCCTGCGCGTCTAAGCCAATTACGATTAGCCAGAAGCAAGCGGCGGCAATTATCCCTACCAGAATTGAAGTTCTCAAAATTCCCGCATCATCTTCTAGCTCGAAATTTTGATCCAAAACGCCGGCAAATCTTTTATCTTGTGCGCGGTTGAATTTTGCGGCGGCAATTAATTTTTTGATTTTATTTAGCATTTTTTACCTCGTTTTTTAGTTTTTGATCGATTTTGAAAAAATTTTAAAAGACCAAGTTGTTTGATCGTGATAATAGTTATCGGATCCATTTTCGATTGATTTAATCTCTTCTATAATATCGAGTTCACTTGATTCACTAACACCGGAATAGATATCGTAATTAGCTAATCTGATAAGCTCAGCGCGGCCTTCCTTGAATGCCGTTTTTTTGTCGCAACCGCTCCAAATGTCGCGAACGAATGTCTCATAACGTTCGCCAGCTTTTTTCTTATAAATTTTGATTATAAATTGTTTTTCCATTTTAGCCCCCTGTTTTAGTTTTTATGATTGTTTTGAAATGCACCAAAGACGGAACCCGCTGCTTTGGTATGGATCGTTAAAAATGCAAACTTTTACTTGCCATTCGTTTTGGGTGTATTTTTTTGCATTTTGCCATTTTTTGCAAAGATACGGCTTTTCCTGCCATTCTTTAAAATAATTTTCAAAATATTCGTGATCGTAAAATTTTACTTTGCGCTCAATTTCTTTTTGTTTTAAATTCATTTTCTGCCCCTGTTTTTAATTGTTAAAAATTTTTCTTTTAGCTTTTACCGCAATTTTTTTGGAAAAATCAAAGCGCGGATGACTGGCTGGAAAAGATTCTAATTCCTCTATTTTTTTCAAAAGTTTTTGAAGCTTTTCAAATTTTTTGAAGTCTTTTGATGAAATTGGAAGTTGCATTTTAGCCCCTGATTTATTATTATTTGAAGAAAAGCCCTTCATTGTGCCGCTGGACTCGCGGCGGCACTGGTAAGGCTCTTAAATAGAGATAATTAATTTTGAGATTTTTCTCATTTTCTTCTCTGATGCTTTGCATTCAATAGCGTCGCAAGCAATCACTGCGTCTAATAATGATTTAACTTGACGCACTCTTTCATTAGATAAAAATTTTCTTAATGCGCGGCGTGCAAGCAAAATTTTTCTTTTGTAAATTTTCATATTCTGTGAAATTTTTTGTTATTTGTTTTTTGTGGTGTGTCATCATCTTAGACAATAAAAAATAATAGTCAAAAAATTAATAAAAGAAAATCTAAAATAATTTAAAAGAATTAGACTTAGAGCGAGTAAGTCGCAAGAGATAAAAGAATGATGAAGCCTTGAGACTGTAGGCAATGCAAAGATTAAGAGCTACAAACCAGCATTATTATTGCTGCCGTAGAGAAATGATTTAAGAAAATGAAAAAATAATTTAAAAAAGATTTGGGGTGAAAAGAGTAATTGCGTTTATTTTTTCAAGGTTTAATGTGTAGAAATCTTGTCAAGATTAATTTTTAAGTATGTAGCAAAATGACAGAAGACAAAGTAATTAACACAATGCATGAAATCTAAATTTAAAATCGGCGACAAAGTTTTTTATTTTGAAACCTATGTTCCCTTCCTTAAAAAGAAGAAAAAAGGTAAGGATGGTAAAGAGGTAGAATATACAATATTAGGTGAGCCAGAACTCTCCGCAATTATTCCGATTGAAATTGCGTCTATTATTTTTAGGAAAGAAGGGGTAGAATATTATTCTAAAAGAACGGGTCATTGCGCAAAGGAAGAAAAACTTTGCTCGGCGAGAGAAGCTAAGAAGAAGCTTAATGATTATATAAATCACAAGCCAGACGTTGAATCAACCGAATCTATTATTGAAAGTGAATAAAAAACATCTGATAATAAACCATTTTCTTATTGCGCAAATTGAAGCAGAAGGGAAAGAAGTCAGAAAAGTTATTAAAGATAGTAAAATATTAATGGCAACCTTCGTTAATCCGATTGATCGCTTATTTCGTAAAGGTATTTTAACAAGACAAGAATATTTTGCAGGTCGTAAATATTGCAATGATTATAATCTAGCCAACCTTTCCAACCACTCTCGTCCAATGTATGATGGTTCAGCTCCACCTAAAACAGGTAAACCTTCAGAAAAAACCCTCTCAAAAAGCCAATTAGAAGCAAGCAAATCTATTCATGAAGCCCAAAAAGCTATCTATGCTCTTAATGCTGAACAGAAAAGAACAAGAAAATTACCAGAAATTCTTCAATTAGTATTCGAACAAGAGAAAAGCTTTAACTGCGTTGAGAAAATGCTAGGCATGAATCATTCAGTTTTAGAAGCGAGAGTTAAATTAATTTGTCAAAAATTATTAGAGTTATGATTAAAAATGGGAAATAATTTTGGCGCTTAATAAAGAATATCAAGCTTTAGGTGGAAGAAATTATTTTAAGAATTTTTAAAATAGTTGTTGCATTTAATAATCCAAAGTTGACTATGTAGAAATCTAGTGTGGGTTTTATCACATTATTGTTTTTTTGAGGCCGCTCCAGCGTAACAGTTGGGCGGCTTTTTTATTGTCCAAAATTACCCGATACTATGAAAAACAAAATGCCAATGAAAGCAGCGCTTAAAAAAGTAGAAGCTTCTAAAGCTGATAAGAGAGAAGACAAAGCAGCAGCTAAAAAGATTATTGCTAACGCTAAAAAGAAATAAAATGAAAGAAAAGAAGCTAACTCCGAAACAGAAGGCTTTTGCTAGGGAATATGTTAAAGAAGGAAATGCTACGGAAGCAGCAAAAAAGGCAGGATATAGTAAAACTGCTGCAAGACAAATAGGATCAGAAAACTTGTCAAAACCGTACATTCAAGAAGAAATTCAAGAGAAACAAGCTGTTTTAGCTGAAAAAGCTCAAGTTTCTGCGGAATTTGTGATAAATAACTTTTTGGAAATTTTAAACTTTAATAAACAAGTTGAAGAATTTACTCAAAATGATGGAGAAAATGTAAGAGTTAAAAAGAAGATGATTGATGCACAAGCAGCTTTGAAAGCAAGTGAGTTGCTAGGAAAACATCTAGGATTATTTGTAGATAAACTCCAAGTAACTGGAAAAGATGGAAAAGATTTGATACCGATTGAAGAGCGGAAGACGAACTTAGCTCGGAAACTGGCTTCATTCTTAGCTAAAGAGACAATAGATAATAAAGATTGATTGTAACCTCCCTGTTGCCACGCGAGGAATGTCAAGCTTTTTTTTATCATTGTCAACAAGAATAATTAATATTTTTTAAATATTTCTTAATAAAAGTCTGTTTTTAGTTAAAGTGTGTCAAAACGGCACTCATTAGATCATCACTAGACTATATTAAATTAATTTTATAACCAAACATCCATGGCACTTTCAACAATATTAAATGAGATGCGAGTTCGTGATAACACAACTTTTGCACTCGAACCACCTCTATCAGTTAATAATTATGTGTTACCTGCAAATACTGCGATAAATATTAATATTTCTGATTTGGTGGATTCTGCTGGTATAACTCCAAGAGCCATGATTTTCTCATGCACTGAAAACTTTTATGTGTTATGGAATGGAACTGGTGCAACTGTGCCATCAACATCGATAACAAATGGAACTGGGTTAGAAATTAATCCGGCAATAAGACGCGTTGGTGCGAACATTACTCGATTCAGTATAATCGCCCCTTCTTCGTGTGTTCTACAAATCGCTCTTTATTCACAAGTTAACTAATTCAAATTAATAAATTATATGTCTATTCAAAAAATTGCAAACTTACAAGGTCAAGATTTTAACGGAAGATTTGGTATTCTCTCAACTGGCAGAGACAACAAGGATCAAATCGTTGCTCAAACTTCAAACGGCGTTTGCTTGCAAAACAAATGCGAGTTTGGTCTTTCAAAAGTAACAACAATCACTTCAGCTCAATTACTAGCATTATTCACAACTCCCGTGGAAATTGTTCCGGCACCAGAGGCGGGATTTGTTAACGTTTTGAGATATGTTGCCATCAGACACGACGCAGGAACGGCTTACGCTGGAATTGCTGCTGGTGAAGATTTGGTTGTAAAATATGCAAGTGGAGCGCAAGTTTCTTCTGTAATTGAAACAACTGGCTTTTTAGATCAAGCAACTGCTCAAATACGCTACGCTAATGCTTCGGCAACAACTGGATCAACTGCTGGCGACATTACGCCAATTGATAACACTGCATTACAATTAGCTTTATTGGTAGGAAATATTACAACTGGCAACTTCGGATTACAAGTTTTAGCTGTCTATGATGTTATCCCAACTGATTTTGCTGCTTAATGCTTGACGAAATTCTGGCAAGACTTCAACAAAACTTAACTCCACAACAGTTTTTAGAATTGGAGAAAGAAGTAAATGAGGTCTTGCCAGACGAGGTTTGGTATCCCAATGCCGGACCTCAAACAGACGCTTACCTTTCCAAAGCCGACATTCTTCTTTATGGAGGGCAGCCCGGTGGAGGAAAAAGTGCTTTACTATTGGGCTGCTCACTTACGCAACACCAAAGAAGCTTAATAATCCGCAAACAATTCACGGATTTAGAAGCTGTGGTTGATGGATTACAAGGAATTTTAAAGACTTCTGACGGAATCGTTAGAGGGAATAGACCAAAATATAAAAGCCCGGACGGCAAAATAATCTCATTTCAAGGAATGGGTTCATCTGGTGAGCTTGATACGGGCAAACAAGGTAACGCTTTTGACTTCATTGGAGTCGATGAAGCTGCACAATTACCAGAAAATGACATCCGATTAATGATCGGTTGGAATAGAACAACAGTAAAAGGTCAAAGATGTAGAATTATTCTAGCTTCAAACCCTCCTGTAAATTCAACAGGTGATTGGCTAGGAACTTTCTTTGCTCCTTGGCTTGATCCAAAATATCCAAATCCAGCTAAGTTTGGTGAGTTAAGATGGTTTATCTTCAATTCTGAAGGCAAATCTCAAGAGGTTGCTGACAAGAGCGTAATTACAATTGACGGCGTGGATTATTACCCGCACTCAAGAACTTACATTCCTGCCAGACTTGAGGATAACCCATATTTAAACCCTGCTGATTATAAGAAGAACCTGCAAACAATTCCTGAACCTTTTCGTTCGCAATTGCTTTCTGGGAACTTCTTAGCAGCAAGAGAGGATCAACAGAATCAAGTTAATCCTACTGCTTGGGTTCAAGCGGCTATTGCTAGACATGAGCAAAGAACAATTCCACCACAAGGGATTCCAATGTGCAATATTGGCTTAGATTGCTCTGCTGGTGGAAAAGATTTTGCGTGTCTCGTTACTCGTTACGATCATTATTTTGGGAAAATAGTTAAATTTAATACTACTCAAAACGATGCTGGTGAGGAAATGCTGGCAGAACTTATAAAAAATAGAAGAGATCGCTCACATATTACAATTGATATGGGTGGCGGATATGGTGGCAGCGTTTGGAAAATGTTAAAAGATTCCATCGGAACTGAAATGATGGTGGCTTTTAGAGGTGGTGAAACACCTTCTCGAAGAAGTTCAGACGGTAAATTAACCTTTACCAATGCCAGATCGCAAGCTTATTGGGAATTTAGAGAAGCTCTTAATCCCGAACAAGATGGTGGTTCTCATATTGAATTGCCAAATGATCCAAGGATGTTAGCTGGTTTAACCGCTCCTACCTTTGAGATTAGAGGCGTTAAAATTCAAGTTGAGCCAAAAGAAAAAGTAAAAGAAAAGCTAGGTTATTCTCCTGATGAAGCTGATGCCGTAGTAATAGCTTGGTGGGGTGGGAGAAAAGGATTAATACCAGAAACAATGCCAAGATTTAATTTTAATTACGTTAGACCAACAAGAATGAATGATAAATACGCAGAACGGAGGGAATTATGAGTGGTAAAAGCTCAGGAAATGCTTTAATGACAGTGGCAGCAATTTCAGCAATTGCTTTAACTGGCGGCGCTGCTGCTGGGATTGTCGCTCCTGCCCTTTTAGGAGCTGGATTAGTTGGTGCCGCACCAGCTGTGGCATCTGGTTATGCTATGAAAACTGCTGCTAAAGCAACCGAAAACGCTAAAAAACTCCAAGGAAGTCTTCTCAAACCAATATCAACGCCACAAGTTGCCCCAACTCCTGACAGTGCAACAGTGCAAGCACAAAGAGCTAACACTCTAACGCAATTACAACAAAGAAGCGGAAGAGCCTCAACTCTTTTAACTAATCAATTCGGTGGCTAATGGCATTTAATCCAAAAACCCAATTCTTAATTACAAGAGCGCAAACACTCTTGTCGGCTAAGACTCAATTAAATTCGTTTTGGCAAAATGTAGCCTATAACTTTTATCCGCAAAGAGCTTTTTTTACTAGGACAAGCCCTTTTCCATATGGTCGTGATTTTGCCAGTAACCTTACAACATCTTATCCTCTTTTAATAGCTAGGGATTTAGCAAGTTCGATTTCAACTTATCTTCGTCCCGCAGGTGAGCAATGGTTTAAAATTTCCATTGCTAACAATAAAAAAGAAAAAATCCTAAGCAATGAAAGCCGCCAATTTTTGGAATGGGCTACAGAACAGCAAAGCAACTTTATTTATGATCGCGAATCTGGCTTCCAAAGAGCAGTAGATCAAGGCGATTATGATTATTCAGTGTTTGGACAATGCGTTATTTCGATTGAAATTGATTATAAGACCAAGAATTTACTCCACCGCTGCTGGTTATTAAGAGATGTAGCTTGGCAGGAAGCGGCTAACGGGCAAATAAACTTTGTTGTACGTCAATGGAAAACTAATATTCGTCAAGCTTACGCTCAATTTGGCGACAAGTTAAGTCCTCAAACTATAAAGAGACTTGCCGAAGAAGGTGATTGCAACATTACTTTATATCATATCGTAATGACAAACGAAGATTATTACACTTCTTATAGCGACACGGCAACGAAAGATCGTAAAATTAAGCTTCCTTTTGTGTCAATCTATTGCCAATTGGAAGAAGAACACGAGATTGAATGCGTTGGCTCTCCAACAATGATTTATTGCATTCCACGTTGGCAAACTGTTTCAGGCTCTCAATATGCTTACTCTCCTGCGATTGTTGCAGCTTTGCCAGATGCTAGATTGCTTCAATCAATTACGCTTTCGCTTTTAGAGGCTGGTGAGAAGGCGGTTAATCCTCCTATGATTGCTCATGAAAGCGCAGTTCGTTCTGACATCTCTTTAATAGCTAACACTATTTCTTGGATTCAAGAGGGTTATGAAGGGAAAGCTGACGATGCTGTTAAAATAATGAATCTTGATCGCTCTGGCTTACAATATGGTTTACAAATGCAAGTCGATACAAGGGCGCAATTAACAAGAGCATTCTATTTAGATAAACTTTCTCTTCCTGTATTCGATGCAGCGATGACGGCGACAGAAGTAAGACAAAGAATCCAAGAGTGGATCAGGTCTGCTTCTCCTTTATTTAGCACTCTTCAAAGCGAATATAATAGCCAAATGTGCAAAATGCAATTTGACACTTTGATGCACGTTAGAGCTTTTGGCGCGCCTGAAACTATTCCTGAAGAATTACAAGGCGAAACTGTAGATTTTACATTTACTTCGCCACTTATCGAAGCCAAAGGTGCAGATAAAGGGCAGAAATTTATTGAAATGATGGGCGCAGTTGCTCAAACAATCCAACTTGATCCTTCTGTTCGTTTCCTACCAAATGCTACTCTTGCTTTAAGAGATGCCTTAGATGGTCAAGGAATACCTGCTAAATGGCTAAATGATGAAGACGAGGTCGAGGAAATGAAGGCTAACGAACAACAAGCACAACAACAACAACAATTTATCCAAACCCTAGCTCAAGGCGGACAAGCTGCTGAACAGATAGGGAAAGGAGCGCAAGCAATTAATCAAGCGGGGTTAGAATAATGTCTAAAACCAAAACTTTATTTGCCAAAAACTTCTTTGGAGGAGTTGATTTAAATGATCTCATCAAGAAAGACGAAGTAATTGCCCTTCAGAAAGTAGCTAAAGGAAGAGCTAACGAATATGAACAACAACTAGCTTACTCGACCATCATTAACAAGCTTTGCAGATCCGCAGCGCCTTCGTTTAACGAAAGCCACGCAATAACAAGTTTCAATGAAGGTGTTAGGCATGTTGGAGCGTTGCTATCAATAGCAGCCGTTTCAAACATCGACATTTTCAAGGAAAACAATCCTATTAACAACAAAACTAAATAATGACTGAAACTGTTTCGATCCAAGAACCTACAATCGTAGAGACTTCTAATCCCGTTCAAGCAACAGAACAAGTAAACCAAGCACCAGTAACCGAACCTGTAAAAACAGAGACACCAAAAGAACCCGTTAAATCTGCTAGTCTTTTAGACAAAGCAGCAAGTGAAGTTAAAACTGAGAAATCTTACTGGAAAGATGATTGGAGACAAAACATCGCCGGAGAAGACCCAAAGCTTTTAAAAGAATTAGAAAAACATAAGACACCTGCCGAGCTTGCAAAGGCTTATAGAGAACTACAAAAACAATTTTCAAGCACTCGTCCAACTCCTGAATTAGCGAAAGATGCTACCGCTGAACAAGTGGCGGAATGGAGAGAAAAAGCTGGCATCCCTGAATCTTGGGATAAATACGACACTACTTTAGATAATGGCGTGGTGATTGGTGAAAATGATAAACCAATTGTAGAGTCTTGGCTAAAGAAAGCTCATGAAATGAACATGAAGCCTGAAGACGCTAAAAAAAGTCTTCAAGCTTATTTTGAAATGAATAATGCAGCGGAATCTGAAAGAATCCGTAATGCAGAAGCTCAACAAAATGCTGTTTCTGAAGAGTTAAAAAAACAATGGGGCGTTCAATTTAAAGAGAATTTAACCGTTGTTGCTACTCATTTAGAAAAAGCGTTGGGTGCGGAAACCTTTAACAAATTAAACCAAGCTGTTTTACCTGATGGCTCTTATGCTATTAATGATCCTGCAATTTTAAATCACTTTTTAAAAGAAGCTAGACAAGAACAAGGTGGCCACACAGTAGTTGCCAGCCCAACAACCGATTTACCAAGCTTAATGGAACGCAAGAAGCAGATTGAAAAAATTGCACTTACCGATGAAAAACTTTATTACAATTCTCCTGAATTGCGAGCTGAACTCAATCAAATTGAGATGGAGCTTGCTTCAAGGAAAAAATAGAATTCCACAAGAATTAACTAGTCACGTTTTGTGACCAGTTAGAGCAAGATTGCTCATTTAGTTCTGACTAACGGACGCTATAAGAACACAACTGAAGACCCTAACGGATAATCTTTAAGTTTGTTTGTTGGCACACTCCTTAAAACAGATTGTTTCCCTTACAAACTTAATTATACTATCCAATGACTGTTGCATTTACTCCTAGTGCTCCTTTAGTAGTCTATAGAAACGAGATCGTTCTAGGCTTCCAAAGAAGACAAAAACTTCTTTACAATTCCGTATTAACCCAATTCCAAGCAAAAGGCCATCAAGCTGTGTTTGAAGTTGCTGATACTGGAAACGATTACGCCGTTACTCGCGGTGCAAACGGTTTCGTACCATCAAGCACTTTCACTCAAGCTCAATACACTGCTACGATGCAGATGCAATTTGCTAAAGACGTTCGTAACAAAGAAGATATTCTTGGTTCTCAAGGTGATATCGAAAGAGTTATGACTGAAGCCGCAATTGGCAAAATCAACCGTTCTATTGATAAAGTTATTTTAGATCAATTAGACGCTGGTTCTCAAACTGCATGGTCTTCTGATCCATTGACTTCTATCTCAACAGATACTTTTGCTGCTCTATTAGCGAAATTGACTGCTGCTAAAATCCCAATGGACGGCAATATTACTGCGGTTATTCAACCTTCTGTTTTTGCTCAATTATACAAATTGCCTAACTTTGCTAATGAACTATATGTTGGCAAAACTCCAACTCCTGAATTGGATTTGAAATGGAAAGATGAGCCACGTACATATAGATGGATGGGTATTAATTTTATCGTTATGCCTGGCTTGACTGGAGCTGGAACTTCTTCAGAAACCAACTACATTTATCATAAAAATGCTATTGGTCTTGCTGCGGATCTTTCTGGTCAAGGTACTCCAACTGTTGACGCTGGTTACGACCAACAAAACAGCTACTACTTCGTGAATGCTAACTTCTACATGGGCGCGAAAGTGATCCAAGATACTGGTATTTACAAGTTTTACACTGACGGTACTTCACTTGTGAACGTTCCTGCTTAATATTAACTTAAAATACTTTTAAATCATGGCTTACGCTCCTACTACAAATTCCCCAGTTCAGATTTTTAGCAACATTAGTTCTAAAATCTACGCAACTTCCGTAACTGGCGTTGCTAAGTTCTGGCAATACAACAGCGCTGATACTTTGGCTACTGTTCAAGGTTCTGGTTATTTCTCTAACGGGAAAGAACTTGGAATGAATGTTGGTGACATCGTGTTCGTTTCTGTATCAGACGTGCTTAAAACTCCTTTACAATATGTATCGGCTGTTAATGCAACAACTGGTGCAGCGACTGTAGCATCCGCCACTGCCTAATTCGACTTGGGGGTGGCAATCGCTGCCCCCATTTATTTATTAATAAATTTTAAACAAACATGTCTAAAGCTCCAATTATCGCTCCGATTACTTCTCCACAACACATTGAGCCATCTAGCTTAAGAGAGGCCGGAATCGATCGCCAAATATTTAGATTAAACCTAAATAACGCTTTTACTAAAGAAGACTTACTTAATTCCCACAAATGGAGACAAATTGCCAAATCACAACCAACTTTAAAAACTGGCTCAGTAATTGAAGTATTGCGCGAAGATATGGCTTTCTTTGCCACTTTATTGGTAGTTGGTAAGGTTATGGATGAGGTTTTTTTAAAATTTATTAATTTCGTACCTCTTGAAGATGAAAAATCCAATCCTTCAAAAGAAAGTGATTTCTCTATTGAATGGAAGGGACCAGTTAGGAAATTCGCAATTATCAGAAAATCAGATAACTCGCTACGCAAAGATGGCTTAACTTCAAAAGAAGAAGCCCTTTATCACATTAAAAATACCTTGTAATGACAACAAAGTTAGCAATTTATAACGGCGCTCTGGCTTTATTGTCAGAGACGCCCTTGTCCTCTCTTTCTGAGAATAGATCATCCCGCCAATGGCTCGATTATGCTTGGGATAATGACAATCTTGTCGATTATTGCCTTCAACAAGGACAATGGTATTTTGCCACTAGAACAATGGAAATAACTCCTTCCACTACTATAGTTCCTGCTTTTGGATGGAAGTATGCTTACGAAATTCCTAGTGATTTCAAAGGTATGGTTGGGTTGTGGATTGATTCATTTTGCAACGTAGGTTTGCAAGATTACATGATCGAAGCAGGCGTTATTTATTCAGCTTGGGATGTAATTTATATTAAATACGTTTCAAATGCTTCAACCTATGGCGGTAATATTGCTGCATGGCCTCAATCTTTCGCGCGTTATGTACAAGCAGAATTAGCTTTACTTGCCGAACCTTCTATTTCAAACAGCGCCACTATCTATCAAAAAGTAGAAATAGCCCGAAAACAAAGACTTGGGATTGCCAAGAATAATGATTTCAGAGACAAGCCAATGGACACCTTACCATTAGGACGCTGGACTAAATCAAGAATTGGATTTGGTCTTAATAACTTTGGTTCTGGTTTTTATGGAAATGGAGTAAACGGATTCTAAAATGGGCAAAGTAAATCAAGCATTATTAGCATTTAATCGCGGGCTTATCAGTAAGTTAGGTCTTGCTCGCATAGATGTTTCAAAAGTGGCTTTAAGCGCACAAGTACAATCTAATTGGTTCCCTCGCTTACTTGGCTCAATGATGCTTAGACCAGGAACTAAATACATCGGGGGTACTCAAAGCAATAATAAGGCTTTATTTACCAAATTTATCTACAATAACACACAAAGAGCTTTAATAGAATTTACCGATAGCATTATCAGGTTCTGGGTTGACGACGCTTTAATTACTCGTCCATCAGTTACTACAACAATCACAAATGGAAGTTTTACAACTGACTTAACAGGCTGGACTAATGCAGATCAGGTAGGAGCTACTTCACAATGGGCGACTGGAAGCTATATGCAATTGGTTGGAACTGGAATAAATCAAGCAATACGTTATCAAGGAGTTTCTACTGGAGCTAATCAAGGAATTCAACATGCAGTTAGAGTAATTATAGAAAGGGGCCCAGTTACTTTTAAAATCGGCTCAACTCTTTATGCCGACGACTTAGTTTCTGAAACAACTCTTGGAACAGGAACCCACTCATTAGCCTTCCTCCCAACTACCGCAAACTTCTATATTGTCTTTTTTTCATTATTAGAGAGAATAGTTCTTGTTAAATCTATTCAAATTGAAAGCGCTGGAATAGTAACCCTTCCCTCTCCATATACCGAAACTTTACTTCCATCAATCCGCACCGACCAATCTTTAGATACAATTTATGTTGCTTGCGGTAATACCCTTCAACAAAGAATTTTACAACGCCGTGGATCTGCTGCAACCAATTATAGCTCTTGGTCAATTATTCTTTACCAGCCTGAAGATGGACCAGTCAGGGTAACAAACACTTCACAAATTACACTTTCTGCTTCTAATATTTCGGGAAATATTACTGTAACTGCAAGTCAAAGTTTATTTAAAACTGGACATGTTGGGGCAATTTTTAAACATGTTTCAATAGGACAAAATATTGCTCAAGGAGTCAGTGCAGCCAATACTTTTACCACTGGTTATATCATAGTTACAGGCGTTGGAGATGCTCGTTATTTTACAGTTACAATAACTGGAACATGGGTAGGTACAGTTACTTTGCAAAGGTCATTTGATGAAAGTGCTTCGTGGATTGATGCAGTAAGTTATACTACTAACCAAAATTATAATTATGATGACGGACTAACCAATTCAACTGTTCGCTATCGCATAGGCATTAAAACTGGAAATTATACTTCAGGCACTGCAAATGTTTCATTGTCCTATACTTCTGGTTCAATTACTGGATATTTTAGGATTACTTCGTATACTAGCACAACATCTGTTGCCGCAGAAGTTCTTAAATCATTGGGATCGACCAATCCTACTACTAAATGGAATGAGGGAGAATGGTCAGACTATAGAGGCTGGCCATCAGCAGTGGCACTTTCAGAAGGGCGTTTATTTCACGCAGGAATTTCTAAAATTATTGGCTCAATCTCTGATGCTTATTTAAGTTTTGATGATCACATTACTGGTGATTCTGGTTTAATATCAAGAGATTTAGGATCGGGGGCAACTAATCAATGTTATTGGATGGCTTCACTTTATCGTTTATTTATTGGGGTTGATACTTCAGTTAAAGGGATAAAAACTACTTCTTTTGAAGAGCCAATGACTCCAACTAATTTTAAAGTAGTAGAACCTACCACTCAATCTTGCTCTAATGTAAACCCAGCTAAACTTGATAAAAAATTAATTTTTGTTCAAGGTGCTGGAACAAGAATTTTTGAATTAGCTTACGATCAAAATACAATTGATTATGCTGCGGATGAATTAACCAAAGCAGTTCCCGAAGTTGGTAAGCCTTCTGTTGTTCGTCTTGATACTCAAAGACAGCCAGATACAATGATTCATTGTGTGCGTTCTGATGGAAAGGTTGCAATTCTTTTGTATGATATTCTTGAAAATCTCAAAGCTTGGTTTCTTTATGAAACTGACGGAGAAGTTGAAGATGTTGTAACTTTTCCGGGACCAAATACAGTCGAAGATTATGTTTATTATTCTATTAAAAGAACAATTAATGGTCAAACAGTTCGTTATTTAGAAAAGTTTGCATTCCAACAAGATTGCCAAGGCGATACTTTAAACAAACAAGCTGATTCATTTATTGAATATTCTGGCGCGGCTACTTCTACTATAACTGGGTTAAGCCATCTCGAAGGCGAAAAAGTGATTGTCTGGGCTGATGGCAAAGATTTAAGTCCTAGTAATTTAACTAATCCAAATTCTCCTCCTAGTGCTTCTAATCCTTATATTCAAACTACTTATACCGTAACTGGTGGTCAAATTACATTAGGACAATCAGTTTCAAATGCAATTGTAGGACTTCCTTACACCGCTCAATATCAAAGCTCTAAATTAGCTTATGCCTCTTCTTCTCCTTTAGGAGCAAGAAAAATGGTAAATTCTATTGGCGTGATAATGAATAATACTCATTCAAAAGGTTTGCTTTATAACTCTTCTTTTGATGGACTAGATCAACTTCCAAATGTTAATCCCGTAACAGGAATTATAACTCCTTATGATACTATTTTTTCAGAAATAGATACACCAATGTTTAATTTTGGTGGTTCTTGGAATACTGATAGTCGTGTATGTCTTCAAGCCCAAGCCCCAAGACCTTGCACGCTATTAGCAATTGAAATTGCAATTACAACAAATGATAAGCAGTAGATTTGCTACTAAGAAAGATTTTGATTTCTTTTTTAGAGGTGAAACTTTGCCTTATTCTGCAAAAGCTTGGGTTTTAAAAGAAGGAAGAAAAAAATATGCAATCGGAGGTATTTGGTTAATTCCAACTCAATTTACTTCCTTTGTTAGAGTCAGAAATAATCTACCAAGGAAAGCATTTTGGGAAATTTCTAAACAAGTAACGGAAGAATTTAAGAAATTAAATGTTACAATAGTTTGCGAAAGAGATGTTGAAATTCCTAATTCAAAAAGATATTTAGAAAAATTAGGTTACAAATATTATAACACTATAAACAACAAAGAATTTTATAAGCTATGTCCGCAGCAACAGTAATTCCAGCTTTAATGGTAGGTGGAGGTCTTTTATCAGCTAGTTCTCAAATTCAAGCTGGTAATGCTCAATCTCGCATGGCGACTACTGTTGCTGGACAATATAACCAGAATGCAGATTTAGCCGATATTGCCGCAGCTAATGCAGTCGCAGGTGGACAAAGAGGAGCGACAGAAGCTTTAAGGCAAAACAAAATGTTGCAATCAAAACAAATCGCCATTGCCGCCGCACAAGGAGCCTCAACTTCTGAAAAAAATATTGCTGATTTAATTTCTAATACTGCCAGTCAAGGTGAATATGAAGCTTTAAGTGCTTTATATGAAGGAAACACTAAATCAGATGCTTTAAAAAATGAAGCTATAGGATTAAGAAATAAAGCGACTATGACTCGCTATGAAGGAAAACAAGCCAGAAAAGCTGCTAATATTGGAGCTATATCTAGTTTAATTGGATCTGGCGCAACTGCTGGATCATTCTATGCGAAATACAATTCTAAATCTCCTACTGATTTAACCGCAAAAGCTGAATTATAATGAGTAAATTCCCAATTGTCGATCAACTATCAGTTCCTCAAGCTGCTGGTTATAACGCGCCTCAAGTTGTAAGTGCTGATGTTACCGCTGTGCCTGAAGCTACCGCTAAATTAGGACAAGTTTTAGAAAAAACTGGTGGTGTATTATTGGAAATAAAAAATCGCCATGACAAGTTTAACTATTCAATTGCTAAATCTAAAGCTTTACAACAATCAGTTAATCTTGAAACAGAATTAGATCAAAGCCCCGATTATGCAAACCTTCCTCAAAAATACCAAGAGGGAATGAAAAAAATAAAAGATGAAACTAAAAAATCTCTTGGAGAAAACGGATATTCGCAAAGATTAGAAGAGGATTTAAATTTACACCAAGCGCAAAAATTTGGACAAATTCTTAAAACTTCCGAAGCAAAACAACAAGCCTATGGAATGGCGACTGCGGCTAAAGAAGAAGATGCAAACCTCGATGCTTTTTTAAAGGCGAGAGATCCAAATGTTCAAAAAGATATTCTAAGCGCTACCAAAGATAATTTTGCTTTAAGTATTCCTTATAGTGATCCTAACCGCGATTTGAAAATTCAAAAATATAATGAGGACGTAAATAAAAGATTTGTTACAACTCAAATAGCTAGTCTTCCTCCCCAACAGCAACTTAATATTCTTAACGGCGCTGATAAAGATACTGAAGGAAAAGGAATAGCTAGGATGCTTCCCGCTGATGAAAGAATGAAGCTAAAAGATAGGGCAGAAATGCTTTTAGAGCAGCAAAAAAATGATGCTGAAAGAGCTGCGGCTAAAGCTGAAAGACAAGCTAAGTTAAATGTTGACAATGAACTTTTAAAAGGCGCTTCTTCAGGAGCTGCATTTGACCAACTCCCTATTGCCGTTCAGTTAAAAGCTTCTAATGAAGATATTGCCAGATATGATGCTGTCCGTCAAAAACAACTAGGTGAAGGCAAGGTTCAAGCAACAGAACAAGAAAAGAATTATTGGGATTACAAAGACATGTATGTAAAAGATCCCACAAAGTTTTCAGAGATTTCTCCTCTTAAAATTGCCGCAGATGTTCCATCTAATAAAATTGCAGAGCTTCAAAAATTACAACAAAAAACTACTGTTCCTGCTTCAATTGCTGCTTTTGACCAAGTTGCCAATGGCACTATAAAACAAATAGGATATAAACTTACTGAAGATAGCGGAAAAACTCAAGCAGCCAAATTTAAAACAAGATTAAATGAAGAATCAGAAATATTTCAAGAAGCACATAAACGTCCACCAACGGTAAGGGAGCTTCAAGATATGGCTCACGATCTTGTTGTTAAGCAGTCTTTTGAAAAAGATAGTTTATGGGGAGGCACTGAAGAAAAAAGAAAGTATGAAGTTTCTAGAGGAAGAGCTATTGCAATTCCCGATGATTTTAGAGAAAAAGCCTATGATGAGGCTAGAAAATTAGGAAGACCAAAACCAACTGATGAAGAAATTAAAAAAGTTTATATTAGGTTTCCAAAATTAATTTCTGACGCTGGAGCTGCCGAAGTTACAAATACAAATGACTTACTTCCTGTTGGGAAAGGTGGTAAAAAAGGCTTTTTGCCAGATCAAAGTCCAGAAGCTGAAAAAGCTTATTATGAAAAATTAGGTGATTCTCGTGGTCGTCCAACAAATATTAAAAAATAATGAAAAATAATAGCAGTTTTTTTGACGCACTAGATTCAATAAACGCAGAGGACACAGCAAAAAGAAATGGTGCTACTGGTTTTTTTGATGCTTTAGATTCGATTAATAATGAAGAAAAAACTAATAAGGCAAGCCAAATTAAAACTAATGTATTTGCTTCAACTCCCATCCCTCCTGAGAAAGCAACACAACAATATCAAATGTCGCGTGCTACTGGCATTCCTATTGAAACAGTAAGAGCTAAAGAAAATGAAATTAAGCAAATGACGGAGCTTAATTCAATTAGTTACGATGATTTAGTTAATAATTTCCCAAAAACTGCTGCTCAATTAGCCGATTCTTCTAAAACCGCAATGTTGCGCGATGATGTAGATAATCTTACTTATTTTGAAAAGATAGTTGGCAATACTAAAAAAGAATTTCAAAGCAACGAAATTGGTCGCCAAACCACCGATTTAGGGCTTAAAAGCATGGCTTTTGATGTAACTGGCAATGAAAATTTTAAGTTAAGCAATAAAGAATTAAACGAACTTTATTTTGCTGAAAGAGATTTACAAAAATTACAAAATACTGATTATAAACTTGGGCTTTTTAAAAATGACGCAACTGAATTAGCAGCGCAAATTCCAGCTTATACTTTAGGGCAAATTCCCACTGTAGTGCAAATGGGTTATGGAGCGGTAAAAGGTTATGGTGTAACTGGTTTGGCTAGTGGAGCAATTGGAGCTGTAGCGGGGGCATTTGCTGGGCCAGAAGCAATTATACCAGGTGCTAAACTTGGTTTTAAAATTGGCTCTAAGGCTTTTGGTAGGTCAGGCGCTGGAGCTGGAGTTTTTACTGAAAGCTCAAAAAGAATGACAGCTGATTCTTATGGCGAATATAAAAATTTTGTAGATGAAACAGGCAAACCAATTGAAAAATCAGTTGCTGCTGGTGCTGCAATTTTAACTGGTGGAATTGGTGGATTATTAGAACTTATTCCTGCTAAAGTTGCAACAGAACCATTTAAAAAACTTTTTACTAAAGAATCCGCAGAAGAACTTTTAAAAACTTCTATTGGTCGCGAATATCTTAAAAACATTGCAAGCACAATGTTGGCTGAAGGAACTACAGAAGCAGCGCAAGAATATTCCAATGTTATTTTAGGTGAAGCTGCAAAATATGTTTCAGAAGGAAAATTTAAATCTTTTGGCACTGAAAAAGATAAGGTAACTCCTGAATCAATCTTGCAATATTTAGGCAGCAAAGAGGTTTCTAATCGTGTAAAACAAAGTTTTGTTGCTGGATCAATTGGGGGTGCTGGCTTCGCAACTGCGGGCGCAACTGTAGATTATGCCGCTAGAATTGTTGAAAAAAGACAACAAGAGGCTGAAGATAAAAAAACAATTAAAGATGTTGTTGAAAAAGCGAAACAAAGTAAAATTTTGCAAAGAAGCCCTGAAGCTTTTAAAGAAGCTACTGCTGAAACACTTGGCGAACAATCTGTTTATCTTTCTGCCGATCAAGTTCAAACATATTTTCAAAGCAAAACCCCTCAAGAAATAGAGGTAATTAATGCCGCACTTCCTGAAATTCAAACTCAAATACAAGAAGCTCTTGATACTGGCGGGAATATTGTTCTTAAGGGCAATGACGTAGCTGCCGCATTAGTTAATATTCCCGAAGCTGCTGGTCTTGAAGATTTTATGAAGCTAAGCCCTGAAAGCTTTTCTGATTTAGAAGCCCAAGATGCTTTCTTACAAAATGTTGTCCCAAATATTCATTATCAAGAACAGCAAAAAAAATCATTTACAGAACAAGATGCAGTAAAGAAAAACATTGAAAAGCAAATCCTTAATTTAGGAATGCCTTATCGCGATGCTAAAGAAGTTATTACAAAAACTCAAGCTTACTATGATACAGTTAGTTCTAGAGTTGGAGAAGAAGAAGCGAAAAAAATTTTAAATAGTTACCTTGGGCAGCTTGAATTAAACAATGGTATTTACAAAGAAACGCCATTTAAAGCTGTTAATAAAATTGAAGACCTAGATTTATTCCTAGACAAAGCCCGTAAACCAATCAAAACCCCTAAAGCTGGCAAGCCTCTTATTAAGATGCTTAAAGAAAAAGGCGGCGTTCAATTAGGATCAAATCTTGCAGGTGAATTAGCTGCTTTAGGAATTAATCCTAAAACAATGGTTGGCTTATTCAAAAAACAAGGTGGCCTTGGCAATGTTGACAACTTCGTAGCAAGCGAACTACAAACAAAATTCCCTCATGCTGAAATCAAAACCCAAGGCGAATATGTTGACCGTCAGCATTTCCTAGACCTACTTGCAAAAGAGATTGGCGGAGAAGATATTTCCCACGCTCCTAACGCAGAACAAGACCAAGTTAAATCATTCCTAGAAGAGCTAGACAGGGCTGGAATTGATATTAATGCAAGCAATGAAGAGATTAAGAAAGCAATTAAAGAGTTTGAAGGTCAAACTTTTAATCAAGCTCAAGACCAAACCCAAACCCCAGCCTTTAAGAAATGGTTCGGAGATTCAAAAGTAGTTGATGAGAATGGTAAGCCTTTGGTTGTTTATCATGGAATGCCAGAATTAAATAAGTTTAATCAAGATCCAATCTTTAAAACTGCTAATGAGCAATTTGGCAGCGAAGATAAAAATAGAGCTTATTATTTTACTGGTTCTCTTGCTAAGGCAAAATCATACACCGATGAGAAAAGAGCTTATGATTATCAAAACGCTCAAGGTGGAGTTGTAAAAACATATTTAGCCATTAAAAATCCTCTAGTTGTCAACGCTGAAAATAAAGTTTGGAGACAATTTCAAACTGAAATTAATGGGGAAAAGTTAGTAGGCACAAAACAGATTGTTGATTATGCAAAGAAAAATGGTTTTGATGGCGTTGTTGTTAAAAATGTTAAGGACAATTACAATAATAATGAAAAATCAAAAGCTGGTGATGTTTATGTAGCCTTTGACCCAACCCAAATCAAATCCGTAGAAAACAAAGGCACTTTTGATTCTGAAAATCCGAATATTTATTATCAATCTGCTTTTCATGGAACTCCTTACAAATTTGATAAATTTACGTTAGACAATATTGGAGGTGGAGAAGGGGCGCAGGCTTTTGGTTGGGGGCTTTATTTTGCTGGTGACAAGGAAATTGCAGAATGGTATAGAAAAAAATTATCAGTCGACCTTAGTAAAGGAATTTTTTTACTAACACCTGAAATATCTTTAAAGTATAGAACTGGAAAAGATTTAAAAGATGCAGCTCCCGAAGTTATTAAAATCCTAAAAAAGAAACTGGACGAAAAGACTTCTGAAAAATTAAATATAAAAAACGATCTTTCTAAAATTGGATTTTTTTCAAAAGAAAAAAAAGAATTAAAAGCTGATTTAGAAAAGTTGGAAAACGAAATATCAAACCTGAATCACGATTTAGGAATTGTGGAGATATATCAAAAGGCAAAAGAAGGGCAACTTTACGAAGTAAATATCCCTGAAGCTGATACTATGTTGGATTGGGATAATATGTTGAGTAAGCAGCCGCCTAACATACAAGAAGCCGTAAAAAAAGCATTTGATCAGATTCCTCAAGAAGATATGATAGATTATCTTAGCGATTGGAATGCGGATGATATTTATGAATTAAGCGGAAATGAGCTTTATCAACTTCTTAAAAAAGTAGCTGAGGATGACGGGTTTCCAAGTAGTCTTAAAGATTATTCTCGTAACGATGAAGGAGCTTCTAAGTTTCTTCATGCCAATGGAATAAATGGCATAAAATATTTTGATGGCAACAGTCGTAATAAAAAAGAAGGCCACCACAATTACGTAGTTTTTGATGACGCTGCAATTAAGGTTGTAAAAACATATTACCAAACCACCCCAACCTTCTATTCTTCTTTAGAAAAACAAATCACCGATTTACCGCAAGGCAAAGGTTCACCCGAGCAATGGGCTGGCATAATTAAAAACCTAACTCAAAAAGGCGTTAAACAAGAAGAGCTTGATTGGACTGGAATTGAAGACTGGATAAAAGAGCAGAAAGGCAGCGTTACTAAAGAGCAGATTCTTGATTATTTAAAGGCTAATAAGATTGAGGTTGAGGAGGTTGTTAAGGGTAAAAATGAAGCTGAAATCCTTGAAAAAGAATATGAAAAAGCTGCGTTTGTGGTCAACAAAGGAATTCAAGATAAACTGCCAAATCAAGAGTTAAATAGATTAAGAGAGATCAGAGACAATTTAAGAGATAGATTGGATGCAGCAAAAACTGAAAAACCTAATACCAAATTCGAAAAATACACCCTAGCAGGTGGCGAGAATTATCGCGAGTTGTTGCTGACTTTGCCAGTTCAAGAATCTATTAACAAACAAGAGATAGGCTCATTAAGAATTGCAGCCAGAGCCTTAATAGAGCAAGAAGGAAGTTGGAAAGATAATTATGATAGCGCTGGTAAAGCCCTAGACGATTTAATTGAAAATCCAAACTTATTGGAAGACTACAAATTAGAAGAAGGGCAAAAACAAATAATTAAGAATTATTTAAAATCTAAAAATTTACGCAAAGATGAGAAATCTTCTATCTACAAATCCTCCCACTACGATGAACCAAATATTTTAGCCCATATCCGCTTTAATGAACGCACAGATGCAGAAGGCAAGCGCGTTATGTTTGTGGAAGAGTTGCAAAGCGATTGGCACCAAGAGGGGAGGAAAAAGGGGTATAAAGACGCAGAACTACTTAAAAAAGTAGAAGAGGAAATAAAAGCTATTGGCGTAAATAAGCCCTTTGGTCAAGTATCTTATACAGATTTATTGGAAGCTAAAGCGCCAGAATCTCTTTTGAAAAAATATGAAGAAGCTTATGATTCTTATATGAGAGTTCCCAACGCCCCCTTCAAAACCACTTGGAACGAACTAGCCTTTAAACGTGCCTTACTCTGGGCGGTTGAAAACGGCTTTGACAAAGTTGCTTGGACAACTGGTGAGCAGCAGGCTGAAAGATATGATTTGAGTAAGCAGGTTTCTTGGATTTCTTACAACAAAAACGACTCTCAATTAGCATTTAGAGCTGGAGATCGTACTGAGTTAAAAAACAATATTTCTCCAGATCAATTAGAATCTTTTGTTGGAAAGGATGCTGCTAAGAAGTTACTAGAGAACGAACCAATGCAGGGCACTAAAACTGTAAGAATTGAAGGTGACGATCTAAAAGTAGGCGGCGAAGGCATGAAAGCCTTCTACGATAAAATTGTGCCAACGATGGTGAATAAGTTGGCTAAGAAGTTTGGTGGTAAGGTTGAAGCTATTGAGTTGGGCAATAGTAGCACTCCCTCTAAAAATCAAAATAAAATTTTAACATTTAGAGATTGGGTGTGGAAAAATATAAATAATGATTATTCTTTTAATGACGCACAAAAAGATATAAATAATAATAGCGAATTATATAAAAAATATTTATCCGACACAGGTAAATTACAACACGCTGTAGAAATCACCCCCGCAATGCGCGAGTCAATCCAAAGACAAGGATTGCCATTATTTCAAAATGAATCAAACCCAAGAGGACAAACTCAATTCATTGGACAAAAGCCAATTATCACCCTTTTTGAAAACAAAAACAAATCTACAGTTCTCCACGAACTAGGACATGTCTTTTTACAAATCAACCGAGACATCGCTGCCGTTCCAAATGTTTCTGAACAAATAAAGAAAGATTGGAAAATTCTTGAAAACTGGCTAGGAATCAAAGACGGAAACATTACCACAGAAGCGCATGAGAAATTTGCTCGTGGTTTTGAGGCTTATTTATTTGAAGGTAAAGCACCATCGATTGCTTTAAGAGATGCTTTTGCAAGATTTAAAAGTTGGTTAATTAGAATTTATAATGACAATATTAAAAATTTAAATGTCAAACTTACCAATGATGTAAGGGGTGTATTTGATCGTATGTTTGCATCAGATGAAGCAATTGAGTCATTAAAAAACAATCCAATATTTCGTTCTGACGATCAAATTTTAGAATTGCTTACGGCTGCTGAAAAGAAGGATTATCAAAAACTTAACGACACTGCCAATGAGAAAGCTAAAGAAAAACTTTTGACTAAGGCTTTGAAGCAAAAGGAAATTGAGAACAAGAAATTCTACAAAGAAGAAAGGGCGGCGGTAAAGAAAGAAGTTGAATTAGAAATGAATCAAGATAAAACTTTCCGCCTTGTTCATTTTTTGAAAACTGGTCAATTACTTGGCGAAGAGCCAGTTGAAGGCGCTACAGGTTATAAACTAAGCCGCGAAGATATTAAAAACAATTATGACACAGAGTTTTTAAAATACCTTCCTGCTGACATTCTTGCCAAAGACGGCGTTCCCGTGGATATGGTAGCCGAAGAATTTGGTTTTAATGATGCTGGACAAATGCTTTATGCAATCGCAAATGTTCCAAACTTTAAAGAGGAATTAAAGAAGGCTACCGATGCGGAGATGGTAAGACGCTATGGTGATATGCTTTATGATGGCACAATTGAGAACGAAGCTCTTAATGCCTCTGAAAATGAAGCGCGTGCAAACAAAATTCTCTACGAGCTAAATGCAGCCAATAGAAAAGTTAAAACTTATGTTGAAACTAAAGAAGCTTATAAGCAAAAAGCCAAAGAAATCATAGCGACTAAACAAATTAAAGATGCAACCGACACCAATACTTTCTATTTAAATGAAGTAAAGGCAGCCAGAGAAGCTGGCAAAGCACTTGGTCAAAAGGATTATGAGAAAGCTGTTGAGTGGAAGAAAAAACAACTCCTGAACCATTATCTTTTTAGAGAAAGCCTTGCAATTAAAAATGAAGTTCAGAAAGCTCTTAAGAGTTATACTGGAATTAAGAAAAAACCCAAAGCTGGCAAAGTTACAATTGATGAGGATTTCAGATTAAAAGCTGTTAATCTTCTTCAAGATTTTAATTTAGCCCCTAAAGGCGTAGATTATCAAAAAACCAATGCTGAAGCTTTAGATAAATGGAAGCAAGAGCAAACCAATTCTGGTGTTTTGGGACTGGTTGAATTTCCTGAATTAGGAGAATTTCAAGATAAAGATAATATTCGCTCGCTTACAACTGATGAATTTAGAACGCTTGATGATGCAATACAAAATCTTGTTACTGTTGGGCGTAATATAAATATCTTGGAAGTTAATGGCAAGAAACAAGAACTAAATTCAATTGTTGACAGAATTATCGAGCAAGCAAATACCAACATCAAAAAAGATAAACCTGAAATAGAAGCCCCAACCGAAAGAGAAAAATTAGTTAAAGCTTTTGATTCTTATGCTTCTTCTTTAATTAAAACTAGCCAGACTACTCTTAAGATTGATGGTGAAAAAAATCTTGGAGAATTTTATCAGCTTTTTGAAAAAGATTTAAATGCAGCAGAATTGGAAAAACATAAAATGTCTGATGAACTTTATAAAAAAGTTGATGCTATTTATAATAAACACTTTGGCGGCTATAAGATTTCCGATAAAAGAACTTATTTTGATTCAGTTGGCAAAAGTTATCCTAAAAAAGCAGTTCTTGCATTTGCTTTGAACTGGGGAAATGAAATTAACAGAACTCGCGTAAGGGACGGATTTAACTATTCGGATGCTCAAGTTATAGATATTATTTCCTCTTTAAACAAAAATGAGTTAGAGTTTGTTCAAGATATTTGGGATTTAGTTAATAGCTATTGGTCTGGTATTGAATCAACTCAAAAGAAGCTTTTCGGAATTGCAGCTAAGAAACAAAATTCAGTACCTCTTAAAATTGTTTCTAAAGATGGTCAGGAAGTTTCTTTAAAAGGTGGTTATTATCCTTTAGCTTACACAGCAGAAGCTAATTTTAAATCAGACACTGTACAAGATTTGAAAGAGACTTTATTTGGAACTGGTTTTGATGAAGTCTCTTTTCATGAGTCTATGACAAAAGAAAGAACTGATCAAAAAGTAACCAAAAAAATTGTTTTAGATTTAAACCCTCTTTCAAAGCATTTAACTCAGGCAATTAATATTATTGCCATGAAGCCCGCTGCATGGAATGCTTACAGAATTATAAACAACAGAAGGTTAAAAACAAATTTAGTTAAGAAAATTGGAATTGCTGAATATAAGCAGTTGCAATCTTGGGTTTATGATATGTATGGACGCACTATTACGCAAGAAAGTTTTATTGCTAAGGCTGCTAATTTATCAAGAGACATAACTGTAACTTGGACAATGGCTTTTAAATTAGCAACTGCGATAATTCAACCTACTGGTCTTTTGCAATCAATTGTAAAAATTGGTTACAAAAACATGGGCTTAGGTATTTGGAAAGCTTTAGGAAATGGCAATCCTGTTTCAATTAATAAAGCTGCTAAACTAGCTTTTGCAAAATCTAAAATTTTAGAAAATCGTTCAAAAACAATGACTCGTGATATTTACGAGGTTTTTGACCATATGCACAAAGCTGGTAAAATTCGCAAAGATATTACTAAATTCGCTTTTTTAGCTACAACTAAAATGCAAATGTTAGCAGATTTGCCAACTTGGTACGGAGCTTATTACAAAGGATTAAAAGATTTTAAAGGCGATGATGCGAAGGCGGTAGAGCTTGCAGATAGATTGTTAATTGAAACTCAAGGCTCTTCTTATAAACAATCTCTTTCGGCAATCCAAAGAGATGATTCAGCACTTGTAAAAGCTTTTACAATCTTTGGAAATTATGCTAATGTAAAGCTTAATTTGCTGGTTGGAAGTTATCGCCAAACAAACTTTAAAAAGCCAAAAGATACTGCTAAGTTTATTTCTGATTTTGCTTTATTATTTGCTGTAGATGCAATTTTAACTGAATTTTTAAGAGAGGGAATTTCTAATTTGCTTTCTGGTAGAGGCGAAGATGATGAGGAAGATAAAACTCTACATTATGCAAATTTAATTGCTGGATCGCTTCTTTCTCCAATTCCTGTAGCAAGCCAAATTTATTCTGGTTGGAGTTATGGAAAAGATTCTTATAATCCATCAGGATTTAAAGGAATTTCAATAGTTGGTGAAGGAATAAGTAAATTAGGAAAAGAAGCTGTTAATGCCGTAAGTGAGGATGAAGAAGTTGATTTAATCAAAGTTATGCAAGGAATAAATGAAACTTCTGCAATCTTTACAATAGGCGGTGGAGCGCAAATTGATATTTTCTTAAAAGCTTTAAAAGAAGAAAGAGAAGGAGGCGAACCTGCGCCAATAGATTTTATTTTAAAACCAGCTAAAAAATAGCTTGCATCTATCCAAATGATATTTACTATTTTTCTATAATTGGAAATTAATCCGAAAATCAGCCGCTACTCAGAAATGAGGGCGGCTTTTTTATTGCCTAAAATATGACAACAACAGATTTAAAAAGTGGTGTAGTAGGAGAGCTTGGAGCCAAGTCTCCTGTGCTTGTAGCCACTATGGTTAACATTACGCTTTCAGGAGAGCAAACTGTAAATGGTGTTGCAGTAGTGGAAGGTGATAATGTCCTTGTAAATGCTCAAGACGATGAGACAGAAAATGGCGTTTATGTTGTTTCAACAAGCGCGTGGACTCGTGCTGTATGGTTTAATAACGAACTTAATGCAGTTTCAGGCACTTTAATTCTTACAACTTCTGGTACTCAATATCCAAATACTCTTTGGGAAGTTGTTTGCGCTGATGCTCCAATTGTTTTTGGAACAAGTGAGATTACTTTCAATTTCTTTCAAAAATCAGGCGCTGGCGGCAATCCTTTATTAATTGCCAATAATTTAGATGATGTAGCAAGTGCCTCAGCATCACGAACTAATCTTGGACTTGAAATTGGTACAAATGTTCAAGCTCAAAATGCTAATTTAAGCGCTTTAGCTGGATTAACTGGGGCAGCAAATAAAATTCCTCAATTTACGGGTGTTGGGGGAATGTCTTTGCTAACCACAGGAACCGCATCTGGCAACGTACCTTTAGTTGGAACTCAAAGTGCAACTACGGCTTTAGCGGGAACTATTGAAATTGCAACTGATGCTGAGGTAACTGATGGAACAGATTCTTCAAGAGCAATTGTTCCATCTGCTTTTGCGGCATCGAAATTTAATGCTATTAATTTGATTTCTACCGCAACAGCTTCTTCTTCAGCTTCAATTGCATTTACTGATTTATCTTCGCAGTTTTCTAAATATATAGTCGAATTTATAGATGTTGTCGCAGCGACTAACGATGTATTATTACTTGCAAGATTTAGTACTGATAACGGGTCTACTTATCCAACAACAACTTATCTTTCTTCTGTAGAAACTTCTGCAAACACAAATTGGGTATTTTCAAATACTCCTGCGAATTCTATCGGGATTATTTCTTCAAACGGCGCTGGTTATGGCTTATCAACGACAATAGCTCGAGCCTTAGAAGGTTCTCTTGAATTATATAATCCAAGTAGCACTACAATTAATAAAAAATGTGTTTTTAAAGGAACTTACATTAATGCGGTTGGTGATAGAAGTCATTTTATTGGTCAAGGAATTTATACTAGCAACACCTCTGCCGTTAATGCAATTCAATTTTTAATGTCTTCTGGCAACATAGCTTCAGGCATATTTAAACTTTATGGAATAAAATAATATGACTCAAGAAGAAATAAAATTACAACCTCATAAATTGGTTAATGGAATAGCAATTCTATTGATTGAAAGCGAAATTGCAGAATTTAATCAGCCATTAAGCGAAGAAGAATTGCTTAATCAATTAAACTTACAAAAACAAATTAAAATAAATCAATTAAAAGCCAACCGCACCAGCGAAATGGAAGTTGAAACCCCAAAACCAAGTTCATTGCAAGTTTATGAAATTGATGGAGTTGCTCGCACTTTTAAACTTAAAATTCCTGACATAGCAATTTTAAACTCTCGAATTATTCGACTTCAAAATGCTATTGCTGGCACTACGGCGCAATGGACAGATATTGACAACAATAGATTAGATTTAAATTTAGATCAATTTAAAACTTTAGCCAATCACTTAGACGTTAGAGATCAGAATTTATTTACTCTTTACACTGACAAGTTGGCGGAAATAAACGCTTGCACAACTTTAGAAGAATTGAACGCAATTAACATTAACTTTTAATAATCATGTCCAAAAATTCTCCTTTTAATTATAGTCCTGTTGCTTCAACTGGCGGTGGCGGCGGCATTGAAATAATAACCAACAATGGGCAAAGCGGGGCTATTACAGCTACTACGACAAGTGGAATTGTGGTTTATGAATTTACTGGAGCTGGCAGTTTAACATTACCTACGGCGGTAGGAAATACAGCAATTTTTATGGTTAAAAATAGACATACATCTAACATCACTGTAACTTTTACAGGCGGTCAGAACGCCGATGGATCAACATCTATTACAATCACATCTTACCAAGCTCTACAATTTATTTCAAACAATACTAATTATAATATCTTTTAAATATGGCTTACAATCCAAATAATCCTAATGGACAAGCTGCTGCTGCGGCTTCAATGCCAGTAACATTATCTGAAGAAAATGTTCAAGACCTTTACATTGTTGGTCAATCAGCTCAAACAGCAGTTGTAAACAACATCTTATCTACAACAGCAGGAACAGCGGCAACAGACGCAACTGGCTACAGATCAGCAATGATCCAAGTAATATCAACAGGAACTGGCGGAACATTTATCTTTGAAGGATCAAACGATAATGTCAATTTCGTAACCATCTTAGCATATAACCAGAGCGTAGTAACAGGAACCCCAATAAGTGCTGCAATTACTGCAACAGCATCATCAATTGGCTATAGTTTGCCTGTAAATTTTAGGTATATTCGCTTAAGAATTGCTACTACAATAACTGGTGGTTCAATACAAGCGTTTTCTAAATTTATGCAAACGCCTTTTGCGCCAGCTGTAAATCAAATAGCACAAAATACTGCTGGCAACTTAAATACAACGTCAGTAATTGCTTCAGGAGCTGTTACTTCAGTAGGAACTCTGGCAAATGGACAAACCGCTCATTCTTCTGCATCAACTGGATCACCAGTTAGAGTTGCTGGTCGCGTCAATACTACCTTAGATACAACCCTAATCCAAGGGGACGCATCAGATGTAATGATTACTTCTGCAGGACAAGTTATTCAAAAACCATTTGGATCAGCAGAAAATGACTGGCAATATGCGGCCGCTGCTTCTGGGATAGTTAATACAACAACAGCTGTAACAATAAAAGCCGCTGGTGCTGCTTCTATTAGGAATTACATAACTGCGATAACTATTATGGCGGAAGTTTTAACTACTGCTACAGAGTTAGTAATTCGGGATGGCGCGGCCGGAACTGTTATTTTTAGGACAAAAATACCAACTACAGGGTTGCCAACTACTAATATAGAGTTTCCAACACCTTTAAAAGGTACAGCAGCTACGTTATTAGAAGTTGCTACTTTAACGGCTACTGGTACAACTGGTGCTATCTATTTTAATGCTCGCGGATATCAATCATTCTAATCAACTAAAAAAACAAGGAACAAAATGACTAACAGAAATTATAACACTACTTTAGGAAAACCATTCATCAGAGGTCAAGAAATCATTATTAGATACGGAATTTCCGAATCTGAAAGAGTTAGATTGACGATTAGCGAAGTCGAAGCCATTGTTGACTCCAAAGGAGACACTAATATTATTCAAGGCTACTCAAATAATCTTGATAAAATAATAAGTCTTTCACAAATTGATTCAGATACTTTTGAATTGATTGATCCAATTACTGGAGAAACTATTGGCGAAAGCATGTTATTAAAAGACCTTTTCGTTGCAATAGTTTCTTATATTAGAAAGCTTCAAAAAGAAGCAGATTCAGAATAATATATGGATTTAGATTCTTTATACAAACTAGCTGGAATTGCTGCTTTCATTATTGCTGGCGTTAATTTCGTTATTGCTATTGTCGGTAAAACCTTTTGGAATTTAACTTTTAAGAGGCTTGAGCAAGAAGTTGCAGTTCTAAAAGAAGCTGAACACAAAAACTCCATTGTAAGACATGATTTTACAAATGTAACTAATTCTGTTTATGCGAAAATGGATAAATTAGAAACTACTTTAACAAATGCGATCGACATGGGATTTACACATGTTAAAGAACTTTTTGGAAAAGAAGTAGATAATATTCATAGACGATTTGATGAAAAAAAGTAAATTATCAATCCTTTGTGAAAAAAGCGGCAAGCTTAGTCTTAAGCGAGTTGTTGGCGTAACTCTCATTGGCACTGGACTTTTGGGAAAAGTTGCTTTAAATATTTACGCAGCTACTCATATTGAGACTTTGCTTGTTAATTTCTCAAATATAGATAATTCTTTTGATAGCTTGATTTATTCGGGAATTGCTTTGCTTTTTGGAACTATTATAGATAAATTTACAAAACATGATAAATAAAATTTTGGCAATTCTTGGAGCTATTTTAGCAGCTTTAGCATACGGCTTTTTGAAAGGCAAAGAATCAATTCAAATTTTAGAAAATAAATATGTGGCAAGACAAGTTCAAAAAAAGAATAAATATGTGGATCATTCTCGCAAGCTTACTGATGCTGAGCGCGCTAAACTCGTGCAAAAATACACAAAAAGAACCAAGTAAAGATTTGTGTTACGGCGCGCATTTAGAATATTTTTACCCTTCGATTCAATATTCTATTGCCGACAAAGATGCAAAGATTGCAAATAATGAATTTGCTTGCGATTATTGTATTGATAGTCTTACTCACGATGAACAATCTTACTGCGTAGATTAGCATGGATAAAAGACTAGAAAAAGCCTGTCAATATTTAATCACTAAAGCCTTTCCGTCTTACAATAAAGACACTTGCGGGCATTGCGCTGCGTTTGTTAGAAGTGCTTGCGATTTTGGTTTTGGTGTTGCTGTCCAAAAATTCCCTACTGCTAAGAATTGCGCTCCTGCTTATGAAGCGTTAAGATTTAAAAAAGTCTTTAGTTTTCCTGAGCAAAAGAAAGAAGATTACAAATCAGAATTAGGGGATGTTGCTATTATTCAATACGAGCCTTATGGACATATCTGCATGAATACCTCAAAGGGCTGGATTTCTGATTTTGTGCAGCGTGATATGTATGGCGGTAAAATTAGAGATAAAAACCCTCCTTTCGCTATTTATCGTCTTAAACCAGATAAACTTTAGATAAACTTTTTTAAAAAAAGTGTTTGACATACAAAAAAACATTTTTATGTTGTGCTGTGTTAGCTGTTTATGCTAACAATTAACTATTAATTAAATTTATATTTAAAATGAGCAACTTAGAATTAAACAAAGGCGACAATTTTATTTTCGGTGTAGACGTATCAGGTTCAATGCAAACAAATGATTGTCCAAATGGATTATCTCGTATTGAATTTTTGAAAGAAAAAACTATTCAATTTGCAAATGAAGCTTCAAAATATGATGAAGACGGAATTGATGTTTTGGCTTTCGGACATCAAATTACTTCTTATCGTGGAATTACCGCAGAAAAAGCAAGTGAAGTTATTGGCAGCTTTAAAGCGAATGAAATGTCAACTAATACCGCAGAACTTATTAAGCAAGCTTATCTTCTTCACAAAACTAGCGGAAAAGATGGTGGTAGAAAAGAACAAACGGTTCTTTTTGTTGCTACTGATGGCGAACCTAATGACCAAGAAGCTGTAAAAAAAGCAATCATCGACATTACTCTTGATGTATTAGATGAACGCGAATTTAATATCAGCTTTTTAACTGTTGGAAATATCTCACCTGCTTTAAAAGCATTTTTAACTTCTTTGGATGATGATCTAAAAGGAGCTAAATATGATATTGTTGACGTTAAAACTCTTGAAGAAGTAGATTTTATTTCTGCTTTTGCTGGCGCATTAAATGATTAATTATTAATTTTAGACAAGGGCGTA